ATTTCCAAATAAAATATAATTCTCTTGATTTAGGAGTTTTGGGTGGTGTTGGTGCTTCTGTTTTACAGGCAACAGAAGATTGGACTTCTATTGTAGGAAATGCAGGTAGCGCAACATACGAAGCAGGTCGCAGATTGCTTGGTGCTGCTGCTGGAGCATTAGGAGATGTTGTGGGAGTTGGTGCAGAAGCCAGAGAAGCGGCACGTAGTTTGGGGACCGGTTCCATTACAAATCCAAATTTAGCGGCTGTCTTTGAAGGTTTAAACTTAAGAAGTCACTCATTTACTTGGCATATGATTGCATCAAATGCAGATGAAGCAAGACGAATACAAAGAATGATTGTAATGCTGAAAAAAACTGCATTACCTACAAGACAACTGAGTGGTAACTTTGTATTAAATTATCCTCACATTGCTTATCTGTATCTTGTTGGACCGAGAAATAATGGACTTATTACATTTAGCGAAAAAGGATGTTTTATAGAAAATATAAATGTTACTTATAATGGTCAAAGTCATCCTTCTTTTTTTGGTGATTTAGGAAATCTTGGTGGCTTATTGTCTCCTGTCGAAGTTGTCTTGAAAATAGACTTTATTGAAAGATCCATCGTTACATCTGAAGAAGTTGAGGTAAAAGACTAATGTCATCCGATTATTTTTCTCAATTTCCAAAAATAAATTATTTTAATGTTCTCGCAACAAATCTAACTCTTCGTTCAGTCTTCATTGAAAAGTTGAAACTGAATTCATCTGTATTTTATCCATATGTCATACGAGAAGGAGAGACAGCAGATGGAATTGCAACTTGGTATTATGGAGCTCCGGAATTTGATTGGTTAATTTATTTTGCGAACAATATAATTGATCCCCATACTCAATGGCCAAAGACATATGGACAATTTGAAAGTTTTATAGTCAAGAAATATGGATCAATAGAAGCAGCCAAATCAAATATAGAATTTTATAGAAAAATTCCAGAAGTGTCTTATATTAGTTTTGATGGTTCCTTTTTCTCAAGCACTCCAACTGCATCAACCGAAGCCGTATATAATAATACCGATATAAGAATAACTCCAACAACATATTCTCTAATTCAAGATCAAATTAATTATGTTCCAGTATATACATATGATTATGAAAATGAATTAAATGAAGAGAAAAGAAATATTTTGTTGATAGATAACAAGTTGAAAAATTCTGTTACAACCGAATTGAGCGTTCTTTTAAATGGCTGATGAATATTTTACTCCAGGCAGACTTAAAAATTTTAAAGTTGTATTGAAAAATGCAGATAGCTCAAGGACAGTAGAAATAACTGCTCTTGTACTGCAAATATCAATTACCGAAGATATTTTTAAAAATACATTGTACGGATCAATAAGAATAAAAGATGCTACTAATCTATTAGGAGGTACTCCTAATAAATTTCCAATTTTAGGTGAAGAGTTTATCGAATTAGATTATACAGTTGATTGGGAACCAAAAGAAGTTGTTGCGAGTAGATTAAGATTTGCTGTTTATAACATAAGCGAAATATCTTATGCTGAAAATAATACTATGAAAGAATATACATTGAATATTTGTAGTGAAGAAAATATAATAGATTCTTATTCTATTGTCATGAAAGCATATAGTGATTCGCATAGCAATAGCATTAAAAGCGTTCTTCAGGATTATCTTTATATAGACAAAATTGATTATCCATTTAAAGGTAAAAAGAAAAAGAAAATAGATAAATTACAACCTACAAAAGGACAGCAGAACGTTTGTGTTCCTAGATTAACTCCTCTGCAAACAGGACAGTTTTTAGCAAGACGTTCGATAGCAGAAGATACATTCAAATCGGCAACATATTTGTTCTTCGAAAATTTTAAAGGATTTAATTTCTGTGATATTGAATATTTGATAAAAAAAGGAATAGAAAAAGCCAGAGAAGGTAAAGTTTTTGATGATCCGAAAAATGTCATAAGCGATTATAGATATTATTTTGAAAATCCATTTGTATCGAATGAGCAAATAAATCCAAGAGAAAGACAAACTATTATAAAGATGTATCATAGAAATTTCTTTGATACTATTGAAAAATTAAAGTCAGGTCTTTTTGAATCGGATATGATTGTATATGATTATGTAAACAAGAAAACTATTACAACTAGAAATCGTTTTTTGAATAATAGCGATAAAACTAATAATGATTCTTTATCTCTAGGTGGTCAGAATGAATTATCTTTTCCTGAAAATAGCATTACATTCATGAGATCAGTAACATCAAATAATAACAATGAAATAAAATATAGTAGATTTTTCTTTATACCAAAAGATAATTCTCAAACTAACAATGATACTTTTTTAGATCAAATTTATCCAGCAAGAGCCGCATATTTTACTCGACTCGCTCAAAATATGTTCACTCTTGATGTATACGGTAATCCAAATATAAATGCTGGAGATGTTATTTTTATTCAAATTCCAGAAGGAAATCCTGAACCAGATAAGCAAACAAATTTGAATAAATTTATTTCAGGATTTTATCTAGTATGCACAATCAATCATATTTTTACTCAAACCACATATCAAGCAAAGTGGGATGTATATAAGAATGCTTTTAGTTCAAAAGTAGAATCTACTGATGAAGCCAAGAATATTAAGACAACTCCTACTGATGGCAAATCGATAGCAAATAAATTTGATAATCCTATTGATTTATTACCTCCTGCATTACCAGATATAGGCACTACTATAAGTACATTCTTTGATAATTTTAGGACAAGAAGATGATTCCTGATATTAATGCACCAACCAATCCGCATGTATTTGGATTTGATAAAGTAGTTTTGTTTTTTGGAATTATTGAAGATAGAAATGATCCTCTTACTTTAGGAAGATGTAAAGTAAGAATCTTTGGCGTTCATCCAGAAGACAAGTCATTAGTTACAACAGAACAATTGCCCTGGGCATATCCAGTTTTGCCTATTATTGGATCTCCTGCAACTCTAGGTATTGGTCATTCTCCAGTTGGTCCAACTGTAGGTACTCATGTTGTTGGATTTTTTGCTGATGGAATGGATAGACAACTTCCGTTTTTCTTTGGTACAGTGCCTGGTTATGGTGGACATTTTACATATGGAATCAATCAACCAGTTCCTGCTCCTGGCAGTGATGGAATTTCTGCATATGGTCCTCAAGGAACAGGACAACTTGAAGCTCCTATAAATGGATTGCCGAAGGGCAGTAAAGATTTAACAACAAGAGCCGCAGGATTAGCAGCAGTTACAAGACAAAGATTTCCCTTCTTAAAAGACTTTCATGTCAGTGGACTCATAGGAAATCTTTGGTACGAATCTAAAGGATTTCAAGCAATTAGAGAAATAGGAAAAGGATCAGGACCTGCAAATGTTCCTCCTGCCAAAGGAACAAAAAATGTTGGTTATGGTTGGGCTCAATGGACAAATGCTAGATTGGATTTCTTTTTAGATTATTGTCAGAAAAATAATTTTGCTCCTGATAGTGATGAAGCTCAATTAGGATATTTCTTGACTGAATTGAGCGGAGGAATAAAGGGAATTAATTTTAATAAAATGTTTGATGCATTCAAACAAGGAGGAATTCATACTGCTCCATCTCTTCCGAGAGGACCGCATAATCTTGATACGATTGAGGGAGCAACTGGATATTTCATGGGATATTATGTAAGACCGAAAAGCGATTCTTCTCTTCCACAAAGAATACAATATGCAAAAATTACATTGGCTGCTTTAAATAAAGCGGGAGTTCCTGTTCGATCTTCGGCTCAGCCGCCCAGTACTTAAAGGAGCTTAATCTTGAGTTTACAAACACTTACTTTAGATATTACATTTGGTCAATTTATTGTCGGAGAACCAATTACATCTGGTACTGTCTTATCGACAATTAGAGCAGTAAATATAACTGAAAAAACCATCAGTGTTGATCCTCCTCTTGTTGGTATTTTTGAAGTCGGTAAGCCAATTTTAGGAGTTAGATCATTTGCGGTAGGAATAATTCTTACAAAATTAGATACAAATCCTTTAGACTTATTGAACTTATTTCGAAATGTTATTCCAAAGAATTTTTCATTCTCAGATTTTATCACTGGTATTGCAACAGATCCCGCTACATCTCTTATTTCAACAGATTTTATTCCTGATATATCAGCCACTACATCATTATTAGAAAGAGATGTAGTATCTGATCCATCAGTTGTAGTTGATACGATAATAAATTCAACTAGAACAAATCCATTAAATCCAGAAACAAAGGGTCTAGCAATACCAAATGATAGACACAGAACAAATATTGCAAATGAACCGACAGACAAATATGAAGGACAATATCCATATAATAAAAGTTATCGCTCTGAGTCAGGACATTTAATTGAAGTTGATGATACTCCCGGTAAAGAAAGATTATTAAATCAGCATATTACCGGAACTTATACTGAAATGAAATCAGATGGCAATCTGGTAACAAAAGTTATGAAAGACAATTATACTGTTGTTTGCGGAGAAGATTTTGTAACGATAGAAGGAAGAGCAACAGTTCATGTCACAGGAGATTGCCAATTAAGAGTAGGCGGATTTTTAACGATTGTTTCAGATAAAGGAATAAATGTAACAACAAAAGGAGATTTTAGATTAAAAGCTAGATCAATTAATATGGAATCTACTTTAGGAGATATATCAGCAAAATCAGCCAACAACATGCTCTTGACAACAGCAGAGACTACTAATTTAAAAACAAAAAATAATTTAGTAGAAAGTATTGAAGTTACATCAATAACAACAGGACAACAATTTATTCTCGATTCAAATAAAATATCTCAAAAATCAAAGACTGATATTATTATTGAATCTGAAGCTAAGACCAGCATCTCTGCAAAAGATAATTTAAGTTTGTATACCGATGCAGCACTTCTAACAAATTCAAAAAATAATACAAATATAAATGCGGGCGGAAAAACTATTATTACAGGATCAACTCTAGAAGTTGATGCGATTTTGAATGTTAAGGGAACTACTAATCTCAGAGCAACCGGATCCGATTCTGATGGAGATTCTCATAATCTTCCTGTTGATGGATCAGGAGCGCAAGCAGCTACCGCAGCCCAAAAGGGTAAACTTGAAGAGGCTGTAAAGCCAGCTGAATCAAAAGGATCGGGAATCACATTTATTGAAGATCCAGACAAAACAATAGAAGCTACTGATGATGATTCAGAAGAAGCTGCAATTGCTATTAAAGATGCGTTAGATAAAGGAACAATTAAAAAAGAAGAATTAGACGAACAGCCAACTGAAGGAGGAGAAGCGGATTCTACGATACCCTCTTCGGGAGGAGATAGAAAGCCAGTATTAAATTCTCCTACAATTAAATTGGCTGGAATGACTGGCGATTCATCTCCTCCAGATAATCTTAGGCTATCAAGTAATTTCACTCTAGGTCAACTATCAAAACATGCAATTGTTTCACGCAGTGCTGTTGTGGCTCAACAAGGCCTTACAGTAGAACAAATCGTTCAGAATCTTCAACTTGTGGCTCAAAATTGTTTAGAAAAAATAAAAGCAAAATATCCAGATGTAATCATAACTTCTGGATTCAGAAAAGCATCAATAAGCAAACAATCCAAATCACAGCATCTTGTAGGACAAGCTATAGATATGCAATTTACAAATGCAAAGAAGAGTGATTACTTTGCGATAGCTCAATGGATTAAAGATAATGTTCCATATGATCAATTACTTTTAGAATATAAATCAACAGGAACAAAGATGCCATGGATTCATATTTCATTTAAAGAAACAGGAAATAGAAATCAAGTTCTAACTTTCTGGAATCATGCAACTTATGCTCAAGGATTAAAAAACTTAGCAAATATGGGATAAGTTATTGTTTTATAAATTAAAAATAGTGCTTGACTACTATTTAAAAGATGGTATAATCAGGATGTGATGTTTCAATCTAGAGGTATATCATGAAAATTAATATTTATGGAAGAGTTGGAAAGAGACTTGAAAACAATCTTATAACTGCTGCTAATTTCTATGCTGATGTTCTCTTGGGAAAAAGATTAAGCAAGAATATTTATCTTGATATAGAAATTGAAAAAAGATTTGGCGATGATAGCCAAGGTGAATGTTGTAATGATGAGTTCAAACAAAATCCAAGAAATTTTACAATCAGACTATCTAGAAGCGGAAGTGATGATATTCTAAAGACTCTAGCACATGAAATGGTTCATCTCAAGCAATATGCAAAGAACGAATTGAGCCACTCTTATCGTCCAAATTTTCTTACTAAAAGTTCTATTAAGTTTGATTTAGAAATTACATGGAAAGGTAAAATTTGGAAGCCTAAAAAGAAAGAACACGAATACTGGGACAGTCCCTGGGAGCTGGAAGCATATGCCAGAGAGCCCGGATTGTATCACAGATATCTAGAATTATCCAAAAGTTAACGTCCGATAATCAAAAAAACCGCAGAAATCCGCGAAAAAAATAGTGCTTGATTTAATTTTCAGGCTAGTCTACAATTAGAAAGTTGATGAAGAAAGGAACTACTGATGTTTGCTGATTTGGCTCTTGCGCTTCGTCTTGAAATGCAGTATCGCACACATCTCTGGTTGTGCGGATTTGACCGGGTTTCTCGTCCTCAGTCGCGTCGTCACTGGCTCGACTCCAATCCAAAGGCAACTGAGAATGGGTCCTATATCTATGAATGCATGAATTGAGGGAGATAAGAATGTTTTATCTAGATGATCAAGTCGTGGTTCTTGGCCAAACTCTGTTTGGAACAGTCTGTTGCATTTCTACTTACAAGGGCAAACGAGTCTATTCTGTGGAATTGAACTGCGGCGAAATTCGAGATTTTCTCGAAGAAGAGATCGATTTGCTGTAGAAATATCTCTTGATTTAATTTTTAGGTTGATCTACAATTAAAAAGTTGATGAAGAAAGGAAACGAAATGAACGCTGCTGACGTTGAGATTCACTCTCTCCCTGAACTCCGGAAGTATATCAAGGAAGCCAGCCTGATCGTTGGTATGCTTCGTTTTGGGACTATAGAAAAGTGGATTAAGATTTCCAAGAAGGAAGCCTTGTTCCTCATTCAAGGCATCCCGGATACCGCAACTCCTGAAGAATGCGAGATGTTCGGGGGAAATTTTGGTAGCCTTGAGATCGATGACCAGACTGGGGAGATGACCCTGTTTCTCGGTTAAAATACCTCTTGATTTAATTTTTAGGTTGGTCTACAATCAGAAAGTTGATAGGAGATAGA